GGGTTCAAGTATGATGATAGGTTCGCGGCCTTTGATACCTTTGATTTTGTGGAAAGTCCCGCTGCTATCCAGCCAGCTGAAGGTTTGGTGGTTAGACCTACCCCGGAAAATTATGTAGCCTTTTTCACGCATAAGCGCTTGGCTCTTGCCAACTCAGACCGCAGCAAAAGGTTTGCTAATAATTCCTCAGATGTCTCAGGGGGTATGTTCGGGTGTGATAACAAAGTGAACTTCCCAAATAGACCTTGTTAGGTAGAATTATGGATGATGTATGTGTTTCTATTGTGTTGTGTTTGCGTGTTTTAATACCTACTGATTTGTGTGTTAATATAGCAAAGCGTGTAGCCGCTAGTAATAAAATTGCGCGGCGATTACCCCTTGACGCTCTAGGCAGGGGTACTTCCAAATCTGCATTCAAGCGACGTTGTGCTAAATTAGGTCTCTGTTCGAGTTGTGGTAGAGTTTTACATAATGGTTTGTGCAATAAGAATCAAACGTATTCTCAGTGGGAATTGCTCGCTAGTTTGAGGGAGGATCCTATTAGGCTTAAGGCCGAAAAGTCGCTCCGGCTCAATTCTGCGGCAGAGAGGTGTAATGGGGAATTGGTTGATCATATATCTAGGCTAAGTCTTCAATAAGGGTATGACCCATACCCCCGCGATGCGGTTTACAGGGTGCTGCATATGGACGGTTTTATCCATATCTTGCTTTTAAAGACCTAACTTTTCGAAGCAAGTAAAATATATATAATTTTTAATATATTTTTCCTGAAAAAAAAGACGAATAAAAAAAAGATGAAAAAAAAGAAGGAGAAGAAAAGAAAGATGAAGAAAAAAAAGATGAAGAAAAAAAAGACGAAAAAAAAGAAGGAGAAGAAAAGAAAGATGAAGAAAAAAAAGAAGGAGAAGAAAAAAAAGAAGATGAAGGTCCAAAAGTAGAAGACACCAAAGAAGAAAAGAAAGAAAAGAAAAAGAAAAAGATAAAGGAAGTTACTCATGAATTTGAAAGAGTTAACAATACTAAACCAATTTGGTTAAGAAAAAAAGAAGATGTCACCAAAGAAGAATATGCCAACTTCTACAAATCAATCACCAACGACTGGGAAGACCATTTAGCCTGCATTCACTTCACCATGGAAGGACATCTTGAAATCAAAGGTATTCTTTTCGTACCTAAAAGAGCTCCATTCGACTTATTCGAAGCCAACAAAAAGAAAACCAACATTAAATTATATGTCAGAAGAGTTTTCATCATGGATGATTGCGATGAATTAATTCCTGAATATTTAGGATTCATCAAAGGAGTCATTGATTCAGATGACTTACCACTTAACATTTCTCGTGAAAGTCTCCAACAAAACAAAATCTTAAAAGCCATCAAAAAATCAATCACCAAAAAATGTATTGAATTATTCTTCCAAATTGCTGAAAATGCCGAAGATTTCAAAAAATTCTATGAACAATTCAGCAAAAACCTCAAACTCGGTATTCACGAAGATGCCACCAACAGAGCAAAATTAGCCGAATTATTAAGATACTACTCATCCAAATCAGGAGAAGAAATGGTTTCATTCAAACAATACATTGAAAGAATGCAACCAAAACAAAAATACATCTACTACATTACAGGTGAAAGCAAATCAGTTGTTGCTGCTTCTCCATTCATTGAAAAATTAAAGGAAAAAGGTATTGAAGTTTTATATTTAACTGATCCTATTGATGAATACTGCATTCAACAATTAAAAGACTTCGATGGAAAACAACTCAAATGTTGTTCAAAAGAAGGATTAGACTTAGAAGACACTGAAGAAGAAAAGAAAGCCTTTGAAGAATTAAAAACTCAATATGAACCAGTCTGCAAAAAAATTAAAGAAATTCTCGATAACAAAGTTGAAAAAGTTGTTGTCGGAGAAAGATTGGATGAATCCCCATGTGTCTTAGTCACCTCTGAATTCGGTTGGACCGCCAATATGGAACGTATCATGAAAGCCCAAGCTTTAAGAGATAACTCTATGACTTCATATATGATTTCTAAAAAAACTTTAGAAATTAACCCCAAACACGGAATCATCAAAGAATTAAAAGCCCAACTTGAAAAAGACTCAAATAGCTCAAATATTAAAGATACTGTTTGGCTTTTATATGATACCTCTTTATTAAATTCAGGATTCAGCATTGAAGATCCTAATGCCTTCGCCAAAAGAACCTATAAGATGATCTTATTCGGTTTACAAGATGACTCTTTACCAGCCACTGAAACCAAAAAAGAAGAAAAACCAGCTGAAGGTGCTGCTGCCACTGAAACTAAAACTGAAGAGAAAAAAGAAGACAAACCAAATTCATTCCTTGAATCTATTGACTAAAT